GCGCGAACCAAGGCCGCGCCTGCGCCGTGGTCCAGAACCAGTGCGAGATGGTGGCGCCGTCGCCATAGCGCAGGTACGCGAACGCGTCCCAGGCGAGCACGACGGCCAGGGCGCCGGCGATGAGGCCGCGGCTGATCGCATAGGCCGTCGCAGTCGTCAACGCCCTACCTCCGAACGTGAGAGGGGCCGCGTTCGTCCCACGGCCCCAAGCGATCAGCGGGCGCAGTAGCAGCGCGCCCAGTCGACGACGAGCGTCTCGGCCGAGGCGGACCCGGCCTTCACGCCGAAGATCAGGTTCATGTTCGCCAGGGCGGCGAGGGTGAGATTCTGCGTCGCCCCGATGACGACGCCGGTGTTGACGCCGTTGACGATCTGCGACACGTACGGCGTGACCCACCCCGTCGTGCCGTCGTTTGGGCTCAGGATGCAGCCCAGCACGTACTGGGTGCCCGACGTGACGGTGGCGAGGCTGCTGATGGAGTTCTGGGTCGCGCCGTTCGACGTCTGGAAGGCGAGCGTCATGGCCCCCTGGGCCTTCCAGAAAATCGCCCCCGAGTAGCTCGCCGCGGGCGCCCCGGAGTTCTGGATGAAGCCCGACGCCGTCGTCGACGACAGCCCGGCGAACCAGCTCGCCTTGTTGGTGGCCGCCTCGGTGCACGAGAGCGCCACCTCAAAGAACAGCGGCTTGTTCGCCCGCAAGTTGAAGTGGGCGGCCTGCGAGCTGAGGAGCTGGTAGTCGTTCTGGCTGGCCGCCGTGGGAATGTTGAGCTGCCCGCCCAGCGCCGAGGCCAGGGCGAGTGTACCGCCGGTCCCCTTCACCGCCTGCCAGGCCAGGCCGGCGCCGGCGCTGATGGTGAAGAAGTCGTCCTCGATGTAGAAGCCCGCCCCGAAGTCGATCTGCGGCACGAGGACGGGGAACTGCTCCGCCACGAACGTCCCGCGCGGCGGGGAGATGACCGTGTCGAAGAATGTCATCACCTGGTTCTTATATTCGCCCTGCATCATGGTTGGCGTCTCCTGCGCGTGGCGTGTAATGGTTACGACAGGGACGTCGGGATGGTGGCGAAGTTGCCGCGGTAGCGCGGGTACAGGTGGGCCCACGCGGTGACCGTGGTGTTCGCCGCGGTGCCGAGCAGGACCTGGAACGCGGCGAACGACGGGTTGGCGGCGAGGTCGAAGTCGGTGTCGTGGATCTCGACCACGTACAGCAGGCTCGCGCCGTTGGTCGTGGCGGTGGTGAAGGTGTTCGACGTGACGTTGTTCTGCGTCAGCGAATCCGTGCTCGTCGCCAGCACGTTCGACCACTGCAAGCTGAACGGCAAGGCCTTCGACCCGCCGCCGCTCGTGTCCAGCGCCTGGTTGAAGCTGACGGCCGAGCCGGTGACGGTGTTGCCGTTGGCCGCGTGGATGAACACGGTGGCGTGCGAAAACTTCGCCATGTTGATCCACGACGAAGTGAACGACGACGGCGTCTGCGCGGCGGCGAGCAGGACCGTCTTGTACTTATCGATATGACGAACCCCGGTCATGGGCGATGGTCCTTATTTGGGAAGGGGAATGGAGACTTCACCACAGAGCGCACAGAGAGCACGGAGAGGAAGACCGAGCGAAGCGAGCGGCGGAGAGATTCACCGCAGAGCTCGCAGAGGGCGCAGAGAGGAAGACCGAGCAAAGAGAGAGGGAGGAGAGTTGTTCGTGAAATGTTCTTGCAGCACTATGCTCGCTCTCTCGCCTCTCCAACCTCTCTTTTCTCTCTCCTTTGCTCTGCCTTTCTCTCTGCGCCGTCTGCGAGCTCTGCGGTGAAATCCTCCGTCTTCCTCTCTGTGTTCTCTGTGTGCTCTGTGGTGAGATTCTTCGTCTTACCGTGCCGCCAGGGCCACGGCCGGGCCGTAGGTGCGGTTGGTGTTGGTTTTGTAGGGTGTCAGCGGTGCGGCCCAGGCCCCCTGGGCGTCCATGCGGAAGAGCCACTTGAAGACGGACTCGTCGTAGTCGAACCGCAGGTGGATCGACATCGACGACTGCACGCCGCCTTTCATGATCGCGATGACCTGGCTGAAGTCGACGAGCATGAGGTCGCCCGCCAGGCCGAGGCCGGGGCACTGTTCCAGGGGGAACATGGGGCGGCCCTTCAGGGTCATCTGGGGCTCGTCCTTGGCCATGCTGAAGATGGCGCCGGGGTTCGTGAAGGTGGGCACGCCGCCGGTCCCCACGGGCAGGACCATCTGGTCGAACTGCGGCTCGCACTCCTGGTTGTAGACCCACACCGCGCGGCCGCGGCAGGGGGCCCACATGGCGTTCCACAGGTTCAAGATGTTCGTGAAGCTGATCGTCTTCGCCTGCTGCCCCGGGTCCTTCGGCACCGTCACGAGGCCGGGGTTGTTGAGGACCCCCTGCGGGAAGCCGGCCCCCTTGCCGTTGATCAAGGCGTCGTTGATCTTGAACGTGATCTCGTCCGACGCCTTGCGCTGGAGGTACTGGTCGAGCGCGATGCCGGCATCGGTGAGGAGCTCGTTGGTGACGTAGGTGAGGACGGTCAGCTTCTTGAGCCGCAGCTCGAGCGCGTCGAACTTCGGCCGGCTGCCGGCGAACTGCTGGGCCTCGCCCTCCCAGTAGCCGAGCGTGCCGCCCCAGCGCGAGCCGTCGGTGCGGGACTGCTCCATGTTCTTGGGCAGGGTGAACGTGTTGCCGGTGACGGTGTAGCCGTCGAGCCGGCTGAGCAGGTCGGCCTGGTCGTACACGCGCTCCCAGATCTTGTTGCTGAACGTCGGCGGCACGAGCGCGCCGCCGTCGGGGTCGGCGTTCTCGAACATGCCGTCCGGGCTGCCGAGCGCCCGCATCTGGGCGTTGCGCGACTCGCACACGCGCTTGAGCACGCCCTGATAGTTGCGGCACAGTTCCTCGGCCCGGGGATCGGGCGACGAGGGCCGGTACCCCCGCATGAGCGAGTGGGCGAAGTGCCCGAGCGACCGGAACCCGCCGCCGGCGCGGAGGAGTTTTTCGTCCTCGCTCTCGCCGGCGACGATGCCGCCGTCGAACTCCAGCGGGCTGCCGCCAGCGAAGGGCCTGGGACGGAGGGCGTCCTTCGCCGCGCGGAGCGAGCGGGCGAGGGCCTGCTGGTCGTCGGCCATGCTCTTCTTGAAGTCGTCGAGCGAGCGCGTGAGCTCGGCCCTCGTGGCGGCGAGGAGGTCGGTCTCGGCCGCCTTGTCCTCCACCGCCACCTGCGCGGTGATGTAGGCCCGGGCGATCGGCTCCTCGACCTCGACGCGCTCGTCTTTCTTGAGCCCCGCGTAGTCGCGCAGGAGCTTGATCCAAAGCTTATTCATGATGGCAAACTCCGGTGATCTGATGGGAAACGATCGATCGACCGGCCGACCTCCAGGCGCCCCGCGGTCTGCCGGCCTCGAAGGCGGCTCCAACCGGGCGTGCCCTGGTGACTCAGGTCGTGGGAAGCTGGTGGGGGCATTTCGGCCCCGAAGGGGCGAGGCATTTCAGCCCTGAAGGGGCGATCTATGAAAGCCCGTCCCGGGGCGTTGCCCCGGGCTTTCGCATTGCGCCCCGTTGGGGCTGTCAGAGTGGAAAGGGGAGCTGGTGGAGTATTTCAGCCCTGAAGGGGCGACCTGTGAAAGCCTGGGGCAACGCCCCAGGAACGGCGTGACGTGCGGAAGGAACAATTCTTAGCCCTGAAGGGGCGCGCTGTGCCGTTGTGGGGCGTTGCCCCCATGTTCTCATCGCGCCCTTTCAGGGCTCGGCGGAAAATGGTATTGGCCTGCCGCGCCGACCCGGGGCGTTGCCCCGGGCTTTCGCATCACGCCCCTTTGGGGCTGAATGAGGCGTAAGGCCCCGCTCACACCACGCCCCGGCGCAGGTCGCGCCGGGCGTCTTCGTGCTCGCGTGCCCGGGCCACGTCGGCCCGCACGGCGAGGAGGGTGGCTTCGAGCACTTCGGCAAATCGCCGGCCCACCAGCGGGGGCAGCTCGGGCGAGGGATCAACGTAGGGTTCGAACCCACCCTCGACACCGCCCGCATCACGGAGGGCCTCGGGCACCCACAACCCGCGGGAGACGGCCAGGGCGAGGGCCGAGCGGTTGCCGGGCACGCTCACGGCCGAGTACTCGGTCAGTTCCACGCCGCGGTACACCACGCGGCACTGGCCCATGTCCGAGCGTTCCTGGCGCTCGCGGTCGGTCGGCGGCCCGTAGCTGCGGGGCAGCCCGTTGATGGAGAAGCCGCGGAGGACGTCGTTCTGATACAGCCGGAACAGGCCGTCGCTGAACGCGTCGTCATGAAAGATCGTCTTCGCGACCACCGCCCGCGCGGCCTTGTCGTGCTTGATCCACGCGTTCCGCCCGACCGGCACCTTCCCCCGCGCCGGGTCCGTCCCGTGCTCCCAGAGCACAACCGGGTTGTCCCGGTACGCCTTGAAGTCGATCCCGCCAGGGTCGATGACCGTCCCGAAGCGGTCCACCTCGTCCGTGTTGATCTTCGCAATGACAGCGCGCTCGCCGTCCGCCACGTCAATCTTGGCGGCGAACGCGCGGGTGATCGGTTGGTTCATGAGAGTGGTTCAGCAGCGACCGTCGTCGCGAACCGCGATTCGGCGGGATCCGCCTCAGTTCGGTGATCCACGGTCGGAACGAGCAATGTGCAATCTTTCGGCCAGAGCCGGTCAAGGCCTTGCCAGCGACTTGGAACCTATCTCAGGAGGACACTCACTTCCCTATTCTCCCGAGCTTGGTCCTTCCTATTCATATAGCCTCTTGAGGTTCCATCTCCGGAGCCACTTCTCGAAGTCTTTCGCCAGGGGCGCGAGCCCGCCGAAGTCATGGTCCCAGATCCAGACCGCGCCGTTCCTGTCGATACCGACAGGGTTCCCGCCTTTGTCTACGGAGACGATGATCCATTCGTCGGCACCGGGCACGCCATCCTCACGATAGCGCCGAGTGGCATCGACGACCGACCACATACGACCCATATCCTCTACCGGGCGGAGACCATAGACCGGGTCCGGCCCGGCGAACGCTCCACCGTAGCGCAGCAAGAACTCGCGATAGTCCGCGGGGAACGGCACGCCGAGCTCTCGTTCGGCGTCCGCGATCTCGGCCTCGGACGGGACTTCCTCAGCCCGCAAGAACGGGAACTCTTCGTAAAGGGCGTCAAGTCGCTTGATCGTGTCCCGTTTCATATATTATTCCTTTGCGTTCCAATGCTTCGAGAGCACGAGCCTTCCAGTACCGATCACGGAACTTGCTGAAATCGTCACGCTGTTGAGCGGTAAGGCCTGACCCTTTCTCATTGCCCGACGGATGCTGAATGCGGTTGTGTACGTTGTGGCGAGTCTCGGGAATCTCGACCAGAGGTCCGGCCGGATTCTGCTTGAGGTGGTGCAATTGCAGAAGGACATTCTTCGTATTTCTGCCTGAAAATCCTATCCTGACCATTGCCCGGAGTCTACCCTCGCTCAAGCGAGACAAATCTCGAACAGCTCGAACCTCCATGCCTTCGAAGAAGACCCTGCTTTTGTTCGCGGTGTGAACGATGCGCGACGTCGGAAGTTGTCCGATCGTCTTGCTGGGTACGAGCCGTTTCTTGAGCACACTGGGTTTCGGCCTGGCGACCCTCATCCCCTTCGGGGGCACATACGTTTTGCCCAGGCCCTTGTCAGGCTGCTGGAGAGTGCTCGCCCACTTGACGTCTTCGGGGCCGCCGACGTCGGGGTCGACGATCTCGATGAACGAGCACAGGCAGTGGATGTGGATCGGGGGGTGCTTGATCGTCTTGTAAGTCTCGTTCTTCCCGATCACGGCGAACGCTTCGCCGATGCGGATGCGCCGGGCTTCGGTGGCGACCTTCCGGCACAGGGAGCAGGCGCCACCGCTGACGAGGAGCTCGAAGCCGGCGACGATGCCCGAGGCCTCCGCGACGAGGAGCTGGGCGGCGTGCCGGGCGCGGCTGGCTTCGGTGATGGCGTACGCGTCCGCCTTGGCCTTCATGCCGTCGAAGGCCGACGTGAGCCGCGCTCTCAACTCGCGCTGGGCGCTGCCCGGGGGGACGTGGCCGGCGGTCATGTCGGCGCGGAGGCGGTCCCAGACGGCGTGCAGCGTTTCGCTCGCGGTCGCGACGGTGCTGCGGCCGAAGTCCAGGCCTTGCTGGCGGATGGCGTCCGTCACCTGGGGGCTGGTGACGTCCCACGATTGCGGCTCGAGGCTCAGGCGGTTCGTCGTCCTCTTGCCGGACTGGTTCCAGAGCCCGCTCAGGTGCGGCGTGAGGGCGTCGGCAATCGAGTCGGCGTGCTGGCCGATGTTCGGCAACGCCGAGGGCAAATCGGCGCCGGTTTTCGGGAGCTTTGAGAGCACGTCCCGGGCGATGAGGTCGTATTGCGCCCGCATCTCCTTCGCGAGCGGCTTGCCCAGCGGGAGCTTGTAGGTGTTCTCCTCGGAGCGCCTCGGCGTGGGCTTCTCGGCCTTTGTGGGCCTCGCGCGGAGGATGAGCGCGGCCCAGCCGGCGGCCAGCGAGGCCGTGACGAGTGCGAGCGTGTTTCGGGCAATCATCGGGTGACGACAGTCACGGGCTCAGCGGACGCGCCGGCTGAGCTCCCCCTCAACCTGGTCCAGCAGACGTGCGGCGCGGGCCATGAGGGAGCGCTCGGCTTCGGTGGGCTCGGGGTCGGGCTTGGCTTCGGTGTCGTCGGTGCTGGCCTCAGGCGGCTCGGCGGGACGGGGCGGCGACGCGGCCAGGGCCTGGGCGGCTTCGCGCTCGGCGGCGGCGGCCGAGGGGGGCTTGAGCTTGCTGTCGCCGTAGGGCTCGGAGCCGCCCCAGGGGGCGGGCTCGTAGCCGATCTCCTGGCGGACCTCGTCCACGGAGAGCACGTAGCTCTGAAGGTAGATCTGGTGGACCTTCGCCCTGGATTCGTCCTCCTCGCGCAGCACGGAGTCGAAGCACACGAAGAGGCGGGGGTCGTAGCGACGGACGAGGGACGTGAGCTCGGCGGCGATGAGATCGCAGCGGGGTTCGACGGCGTCCTCGGCGTGGCGGCGGTGGGCGGCCTCCATGTTGGCGAGGTTGGTCTCCTTCGAGACCAGCACGGGCGGCACGCCGAAGATGTTGCACGTGCGCTCCAGGTCGTAGTCGGCGATCTGGAGGCCGCCGAGGTCCGACGGGGGGTACGTCACGGTCTGAGCATTGAGCGGCACCGACTGGACCCACACCCGCGCGGCGGCTCCTCGGGAGAACTTGCGGTTGAGGTTCTGCTCGAGCTGCCGGGCCTCGTCGGGGCCGAGGGGCAGTTGCGGGTTGGCGCTCGAGACGATCATGCCGGGACGCGGGCCGGCGTCGAGGAGCTGCTTCTGGATCGAGACGAACTCGTCTTCCAGCTCGGCGTACTGCACGGCGGCCTGCGTGGGGCCGTAGCCGGCGCCGTAGGGGTTGCGGAGGGACTCCCAGCGGAAGCGGATCAGCTCGTCGAAGGCATAGCTCTCGGTGAAGTACTGATATTTCTCGATGAGTGCGGTGCTCCCCTGGTTGAAGGCGAGCACGTACTGCGACTGGAGCGGCCAGAGCTCCTCCGGAAAACCGCCGCCCAGGCCGAACGGCTTCAGGTAGGCGGTGCCGGTCACGTCGAGGTATCGGCACACGACGCCGATCAGGCTGCGGCGGTTGAAGTAGCCGAAGGGGTCGGGGCGGTCGAGGAGCGAGAGGAACGGGTGCTCGGTGACTTCCTCGATGCGCTCCGCGGCGACGAGCGAGCGCGGCAGCCAGTCCTTCGCCCGGACGTGCCGCTCCAGCGAACGGCTCAGCGGCCGGGGGCCACACAGCGAGCGCGGGCGCGGCATCTCGCCGCCGCTGGCGGCGTAGAGTCGTAGCGGGACGCGCTGGACGCGCTTGGCGTTCAGCTCGACGCAGAAATAAATGATCGACTTGTACGCCTCGACCAGTTGCGGCGGCGTCGGGCTCCGCCGCGCGGCGAACGCGTCGACGTAGCTCGGGCCGCCGGTCCAGGCGTAGCCGAGGTTCGAGCCCGAGGGGGCCCTGCGCGTGAGCGCGGCCCAGGCGTCTTTGAGGCGGGTGCGTAAACTCATGCGGGGGGATTCACCACAGAGCACACAGAGAACACAGAGAGGAAGAC